CCAGCTGTTGAAGCAGTAGAAGCACAACCTGAGAGAACAGAGCTTGATATATTTAATAATATAGAAGACGCTCCTGAAGGTGCTACTGAAGTTACTCAAAGAGGTGTGCGTTATACTGAACTTCTTGCTTTCATTATAGCTGCTATCTAAGAGATGCAAGAAACAGCACAAGGGTTATATCACTCGTTAGAGAATCAGCGGTGGTCGTTCTTAGATAGAGGACGTACCTCTTCTGAGTTGACCCTACCGTATGTTCTACCACCTGACGGTCACAACTACGCTACTAAATACTACACGCCTTATCAAGGCATAGGAGCTAGAGGTGTGTTGAACCTAGCGTCTAAGTTATTACTTGCACTGCTACCACCCAACGCTCCGTTCTTTCGCTTGGTTATTGACCGCTATGAGTTGGACAAAGCAAAGCAGGAGTTAGGGCCAGAGGGAGCAGAGCAGTTACGCAGTGACCTTGAGAAAGCATTAGCTGATGTAGAGCGTAGTGTGTCACAAGAGGTTGAGGTACAGAACTTTAGGAACGGTATATTCCAAGCACTAAAGAACTTACTTATCAGCGGTAACAGTCTGTTGTACTTACCTGATGAGGGTGGTATGCGTGTGTTCCGACTTGATCGTTATGTTGTGAAGAGAGACCCAATGGGTAACGTTACACACATAGCTATTAAAGAAACGGTAGCACCTATGATGTTGCCTGAGTCTGTAAGAGAAGAAGTATATCGTCAGGAAAAGGAGAACACTTGCGACCTCTACACCTCTATTATTAGAGAAGGAGATAAGTTTAATGTACAGCAAGATGTTAAAGGTATGGTCATCGAAGAGTCGATTGGATCGTATGCTGTCGACAAGTCACCTTGGTTACCTTTACGCTATACACAGATCGACGGAGAAGATTACGGCAGAGGTTTTGTTGAGGAGTACATCGGTGACATCAAGTCTCTTGAAGCGTTAACAAAAGCAATCGTAGAGGGTAGTGCAGCAGCAGCTAAGGTGTTGTTCATGGTTAATCCTAACGGTACTACTCGCTCCCGTACATTAGCAGAAGCACCTAACGGAGCTATCGTGCAAGGCAGTGAAGGAGATGTATCGGTACTCCAGCTTAACAAGTTCAACGACTTCCGTACTGCTCAAACAACTATGCAAGGCATAACAGATAGACTGAGCCAAGCATTCCTGTTGACGAGCGGTGTGGTAAGAGATGCCGAGCGTGTAACAGCTGAAGAGATACGGATGCTGGGACAGGAGTTGGAAGCTGCACTTGGTGGTCTTTACTCTTTGTTATCACAGGAGCTACAGCTACCTATCGTTACTCGCTTGATGGATAAGATGTCCAAAGAGAAGAGACTGCCTAAGCTACCTAAAGATATTGTTAAACCTACCATTGTTACAGGAGTAGAAGCTTTGGGTAGAGGCAACGACTTACAACGACTCGACTTATTCCTTGCAGGAGCTAACCAAGTAGTAGGGCCACAAGCAGTGACTCAGTACTTAAATGTTAATGACTATTTTAAACGTCGTGCTACAGCTCTAGGTATTGAAACCGAAGGCTTGATCAAGACGGAAGAAGAAATACAACAAGCTATGCAACAAGCTCAGATGATGGAGATGGCACAGAAACTCGGAGCACCCGCAGTCGCACCTGCCGTCAACGCAGCACAGGAGCAGTACATGGCATCACAACAACAACAACAAGAACAACCACAGGAATAACAGAGATGGCAGAATTACACCGAGTAGAGATTAACGAGAAAGCACCGAATGAAATCGAACCCACCGAAGAGAAACCCGAAGAGCAAGTCGAAGCAAACGCAAGCACCGAAGAGCAAACCGAGCCGTCGCAAGACCGTCCACCATGGCTCCCAGAGAAGTTCAGCAGTGCGGAGGAAATGGCGAAGTCTTACACCGAGCTGGAGAAGAAACTTGGACAAGGTACTACCGAAGAGCAAGCAGCAGAAACTACTGAAGACAATGAAGGAGATGTACAGGATGACAAGTCTGATGATAACGAGAACGCTGACTATAGTGCTGTTGTTGTTGATGCTTCTAAAGAGTTCTTTGAAAACGATGGTCAGCTCTCTGAGGAGACATATGAGAAGCTTGCTAAAGCAGGACTCCCGAAGGAGTTAGTCGATAGCTATGCAGCTGGTCAACAAGCTTTGTTACAATCTGAAGAAGGAGAAATAAAGAGTGTAGCTAACGGACAGTTTGACGCTATGGCTGAGTGGGCTAAAGATAATTTACAACAGGAGGAAATCGATGCATTTGATGATATTGTTACTACGGGAACTAAAGAACAAGCTAAGTTCGCAGTTAAATCTCTTTATGATAGATATACACAAGCTAATGGTTCCTCACCTCGATTGGTGCAAGGAGCTGTTACTGGTGGTTCTACTATGCCTTTTAAGTCAATGCAAGAACTAGCTCGTGCTCAGTCTGACCCTCGATACAAGTCAGGAGATAAAGCTTACCACGAAGAGATTGACAGAAGACTTTCTGTAAGTAGACTGTAAGGTAATTCATAAAGATATGTGTGTGTGACGCCTTGGACTTCTAGACTTTTTCCCCTGTGCTTTTTAATTTGCATAGGTTTTTTCACTGGATGTTCCAAGGCGTCCTTCTATCCGGGCATAGGAGCTACAGGTGGTGCTGCTGTTGGTAGCATCGGTGGCCCTGCTACTGCTGCTGGTGGTGCTGCCATTGGATGGGGAGTAGGAGAAGTATCCAAATACATGGAAGAAAACCAACATTTAACAGCACAAGTACAAGCTTTGAGTGAGGGAGATGTAGAGCAATTAGTAAAGAATCAGCTCGATGAATCAATGGATAACGGCTTCTTTGACGGCTTACTCACTGAATTTTATGGCTTGCTAAAGGTGTGCCTTGTGGGTGTAGTCTTATGGAATGTCATACCGATCATATATACGAGGTACGTTCACAAGAAGGCAAAGGGTTAAGTTCCAATTGCAAAGATACCGCAGGATTTATAAAGCGTTGAGCAACAAAGATAAAGCAGTAGTATTGACAACTCTGTGTTTTATCACTTTACTTATAGTAATAATTTTATAGACAACTAGCGACGATTAGTTCCTCGACCTACTGCGGTAGACAATCCTGTGTTAACGAAAGAAGTGAAAGTCACCCAAACAAATACATTAACAAATAACTATAACATAGGAGATTATATAATATGTCTAACACTAATCCTAGTAGAGTAGGTCTTGACGAAAATAATGTCCCCGGTGGTAACGATGCTCTGTTTCTCAAGAAGTTTTCTGGAGAGATTTTGCAAACCTTCGAGGAGTCTAACATCTTCAAGCCCTTACATACAATCCGTACCATTGAGTCCGGTAAATCCGCACAGTTCCCAGTAACTGGAGTAGCCACCGCTAACTACCACACACCCGGAGAAAGCATTGCTTCTAACGGTTTGGTAGGTGCTGGAGGATACTTGAGTGATATTGGAAAAACTGAGAAGATCATCACCATCGATCAGATGCTTGTTGCTTCTACGTTCCTCGCTAACATCGACGACATCAAGAACCACTACGACATCCGCAGCGTTTACGCTAACGAGTTGGGTAAAGCTCTTGCTGTTCGTTTCGACACAGCTATCTCGAAAGTATTCATTGCTGCTGCTCGTGACTCGGCTAGCTTAACTGCTACAGCTGCTGGTTCTCAGCTTGACGTTGCTAATAACGACTTCTCCGCTGGTGATGTTGTAGGTACTCCTGCTGCTGTCACAGGTGCTCAGTTAACAGCTGCTCTTTTTTCAGCTGCTCAAAGGCTTGACGAGAATGACGTTCCTAGCGACGGTCGTTTCTGCGTTCTTCGTCCTTCTGAGTATTACAAGTTAATCACTGGTGGTGCTGGTCAGCTTGCGATCTCTACTTCTGCCGTCAATAAAGACGTTGGAGGTTTAGGAAGCATCGCTTCTGGATCGATCCCACAAGTTGCAGGTATTACTATCTACAAATCCAACCACATCCCTTCAACCGATTTATCGGCTGTTGCTACAGGTGACGGAGCAGCTAACAATGATGTTTTCGGTGCTGGTGGTATTGGATACAACGGTGACTTCCGTAATACCCTTGGTGTTGTTTCTCACTCCGCTGCTGTCGGAACTGTTAAACTGCTTGATCTCGCTACCGAATCCGAGTATCAGATCGAGCGTCAAGGTACACTGTTCGTTGCAAAGTACGCTATGGGTCACGGAGTTCTCCGTCCTGAGTGTGCTATCGAATTAGTATCCTAACACTCTCTCTCGGTGCTGGGGAGGTCTGCGATTCGTTCCGCTCCCCTCTACCGGGAACTCTTTCTTTTCTTTGATTTAAAGCTATGGCACTGACTACTAAATTAAACGCTGTTAACACAATGATCTCCGTTATAGGAGAAGCTCCAGTAAATACATTAGGAGGTACAAGCGTACCAGTAACAGTTGTCCAAGCAGAAACCGTATTAGATGAAACAAACAGAGCGATCCAATCAGAAGGGTGGCACTTTAATACGGAGCATGAATATGTGTTAACTCCTGACGCAGGTACGAGTAAGATAAACCTGCCGAGTAACACACTAAGGGTAGACTTAGACCCACAAATTTATACAGACTCAGACCCTGTGCAGCGTGGACTTACATTGTATGACCGCAAGAATCACACGGATGTTTGGTCTAAGGAGGTTAAAGCCTCCATTACTTTCGAGTTGGACTTCACGGATTTACCTGAGCAGTTCCGACATTACATCACCGTTAAAGCAGCTCGTATCTTTGCTAACCGTTTCTTAGGCAGCAGGGAGATAGAAGGCTTTGCTTTGAGGGATGAGATAGAAGCTAAAGCTAGAGCAGTAGACAGCGACGCTGAAGCTTCTGACAGAACTATATTCGACAACTACAGCGTACTCCGAGTGCTTGACAGATAGACTATGCCGTTACTCGTAACAAGTGTACCGAATCTTGTCCAAGGCATATCGCAACAGCCTGACAATTTAAGGTATCCCGGTCAAAGTGATGAGCAGATAAATGCTTGGTCTACTGTTGTGGAGGGGTTGGTGAAGAGACCACCTACTGAGTATGTTAAAAAGACAGAGAATAGAGTAGACGTAGACAACGACCTGTTTACTCATTTTGTTAAGAGAGACGAGCAGAACAAGTATGTAGTAGCTGTATCTCTGAATGGTGCTGATGTAAGCTTAGGTGTGTTAAATACAGAGGACGGAATAAGGTTTCCTGTCGAGGCTACTGCTACTGCTGCCAGTTACCTAAGCGGTATAACAAACCCTAGAGAAGACTTAAAAGCACTGACTGTTGCTGACTATACATTTCTTGTTAATAAGAAGAAGGTAGT